ATGGCTACTACAAGCAAAAGCTCTGTTGCTAATCCATACACTAAGCCTACACTGAGAAAGAAGATATTGTCTCAGATTAAGTCTGCTGCTGTTCAAGGCACAGCCGCTGGTGAATGGTCAGCTAGAAAAGCACAGCTTGTGGCTAAGAAATACAAAGCTGCTGGTGGTGGGTATAAGACATGAAAGCCTCTCAGAAATCTCTGAAGGATTGGACAGATCAGAAGTGGACAACTAAGTCTGGTAAGCCTTCATCTAAAACTGGAGAGCGCTATCTGCCAGAAGCAGCAATAAAGGCTTTAACTCCTGCTGAGTATGCTGCCACAACAAAAGCAAAACGAGCAGGTACAGCTAAGGGTAAACAATTTGTAGCACAGCCTAAGTCTGTTGCTTCTAAAACAGCGAGATACAGATAATGGCAAAAGAACTAGACGAAAGACAAAAGAAATTTCTAGAGATATTGTTTGAAGAGGCAGCAGGTAATCCTCTTGTTGCAAAGAGATTGGCTGGCTACTCTGATGGCTATTCCACCAAAGAACTAATTAACTCTTTGAAGGAAGAAATCTCTGAAGCCACCACGCTGTTCATTGCTATGAATGCGCCTCGTGCTGCTTGTGCTATAATCAGCGGCATTGATAGTCCTACACAATTAGGACTTAAAGAGAAGTTGAGTGCAGCTAAGGATATGCTTGATAGGGCTGGTCATGTTAAGACAGACAAGGTTCAAGTTGAAGCCATGAACGGTATTATGATTTTACCTGCTAAGGATAAATCCGAGGAAGACTAATGACTGAACGCACTGCTGGTAAGTGGATACTGCCACAGCCAGAAGGAGGTAAGGAATATGTTTCAGTACCTCAGCTATCCAGAACAATACCGTTTGGCTACAAGAAAGACGAAGAGAATGAAGGGTGGCTCCTTCCTGTTCCGTTAGAACTAGATGCTCTTAAGGAAGCCAAGAAATATCTTAAGCAATATTCATATAGGCAAGTTGCTGCTTGGATTACTACAGCAACAGGAAGACAAATTTCTCATGCAGGACTTAAGAACAGAATAGAACATGAACAGTCGAACAGGAGAAAATCTTCAACTTACCGCCTCCTTGCCCAGCGGTACGAAGAAGCGCTTAGGAAGGCCGAAGAATACGAAAAAAGAATCGGAACCGAAGGAAGCTACTTCGAGTCCGATCATTTTAGAGACATCTCTTCCAGCTTCAGAACCAGCGATATCTAATATCGTTGTTCCCACTTCCACACAGAATGTAATCTTCAAGCCCAATGCTGGGCCTCAGACATTCTTCCTGTCTGCTTCTGAAAGAGAAGTGTTATATGGTGGAGCCGCTGGTGGAGGCAAGAGTTATGCCATGTTGGCAGACCCTCTTCGCTACCTAGCCCATCCGCAATTCTCTGGATTGCTACTACGCCACACAACAGAAGAGCTTCGTGAGCTTATCTGGAAAAGCCAAGAGATATATCCCAAGATTTACCCCAACATCAAGTGGAGTGAGAGGAAGATGCAGTGGGTTGCACCGTCTGGGGCTAGACTTTGGATGTCTTACCTAGACAGAGACGAGGATGTGCTGCGATATCAGGGACTAGCCTTTAGCTGGATAGGCTTTGATGAGCTTACGCAGTGGCATACTCCCTTTGCTTGGAATTATATGCGCTCACGGCTGCGTACTCCAGCAGCAGACCTCCCAATTTACATGAGAGCCACCACAAATCCGGGTGGCCCCGGTCATGCTTGGGTTAAAAAGATGTTTATTGACCCAGCACCAGCAGGAAAACCCTTCTGGGCTACAGACATTGACACTGCAACTGTACTAAGCTACCCAAAAGGACACACTAAAGAGGGTCAGCCCCTGTTTAAACGCCGATTTATACCTGCTATGCTGTCTGATAATCCATATTTGGCTGAAACAGGTGACTATGAGACGATGTTGTTGTCCCTTCCTGAGCATCAACGCAAGCAATTGCTAGAAGGAAACTGGGATATTGCAGAGGGAGCAGCCTTTTCTGAGTTTAATAGGGCCATACATGTGGTAGAACCCTTTGACATCCCAAGTAATTGGGTAAAGTTTAGGTCATGCGACTACGGATATGGTAGTCATAGTGCTGTTGTTTGGTTTGCTGTTACTCCAAGTGAGCAAATTATCATATATCGTGAGCTATATGTATCAAAGGTATTGGCAAAAGACTTGGCTCACATGGTATTGAAGGCAGAACAGAACGATGGCACTATTAGATATGGAGTATTAGATAGTAGTTGCTGGCATAAAAGAGGTGACACAGGGCCATCGCTAGCAGAGCAGATGATTATGGAGGGATGCCGGTGGCGACCTTCGGATAGAAGCGCTGGTAGTAGAGTTGCAGGTAAAAATGAGATGCACAGAAGGTTGCAGATTGACCCATTTACAGAAATGCCAAGAATGGTTATAACTAGTAACTGTATAAACACAATAGCTCAGCTTCCTATTATTCCTTTGGATAAAAAGAATCCTGAGGATATAGATACAAAGACGGAAGATCACCTATATGATGCAATTCGCTATGGCATTATGAGCCGTCCTAGAAGTAGTTTGTTTGATTATAATCCAGCAAACAGTAAACAGTATGGGATGAAAGTAGCTGACCCAGTTTTTGGTTATTGATATTAAGGAATAATATGGTAGAAAAGCAAAAAGCGATGGGAGATAAAACCTTAGCCCTAGACGATATTAAATCTGTAGAAGATTCAGAAACTTCTGGTAGTGGAATTATTGCCTATGTAGAAGAACGCTTTACTCGGTCTGAGACAAGTCGAAAACAAGATGAAGCTAGATGGCTTCGTGCCTATCGCAATTACCGTGGTATCTATGGAACTGATGTACAGTTTACAGAACATGAGAAGTCTCGCGTATTCATTAAAGTAACCAAGACAAAAACCTTAGCTGCCTATGGGCAAATCATTGAGGTATTGTTTTCTAATAACAAGTTCCCACTAAGTGTAGACCCCACAGTTCTTCCTGATGGTGTAGTGGAGAGCGTACACTTTGACCCTAACGATAAGACACCACCTGTTCCAAAGAAGAAAACAGAGATTCCTTTTGGTGAAGAAGGTAGCGAGTCTCTTCCTAGTGGATTCTCACTAGATGACCTAGAAGAAATGCTAGGCTCTATGAAGGATGAACTCAAAGACATTCCTAATTTAAAAGAAGGGCCGGGAGTAACTCCTTCATCCGTCACCTTTAGCCCTTCTATGGTGGCGGCTAAGAAGATGGAAAAGAAAATCCACGACCAGCTAGACGAGACAGGAGCTTCCAAGCATCTACGCTCAACCGCTTTTGAAATGGCGTTGTTTGGCACTGGTGTTATGAAAGGCCCATTCGCTGTCAACAAGGAATATGCTAACTGGGATGAAGGTGGTAAATATAAACCAACAATTAAAACTGTACCAGAAGCATCCCATGTTTCTATCTGGAACTTCTATTGGGACGCAGACGCTAACAATACAGAAGATTGTCAGTATGTTATTGAGCGACACAAGATGTCGCGCACTCAGCTTAGAGCGCTGAAGAAACGTCCGCATTTTAGGTCTAATGTAATTGACCAAATCATTGAAGATGGTGAAGACTACGTTAAGAAGTATTGGGAAGATGATCTAAAAGACTATGCTCCCACCTTTGGCGTTGAGCGCTTTGAAGTTTTGGAATACTGGGGTAATGTAGATATTGATTTGTTGGAAGAGAATGATGTAGTTATTCCTGAAGACATGAAAGAAGCTGGCGAACTGCAAGCTAATATCTGGTATTGCAATGGCAAGATTCTTCGCCTTGTTCTCAATCCATTCAAGCCAGCGCGTATTCCTTATTACGCTGTCCCCTATGAACTCAACCCATACTCCTTAGCTGGTGTTGGTATTGGTGAGAACATGGATGATACACAGACACTGATGAACGGCTTCATGCGTATGGCTGTTGATAATGCTGTGCTGTCTGGTAATCTCATCTTTGAAATTGATGAAACTAACCTTGTCCCCGGTCAAGACTTATCTGTGTACCCCGGCAAGGTGTTTCGCAGACAAGGTGGTGCGCCGGGGCAATCGCTGTTTGGAACTAAGTTTCCAAATGTCTCTAATGAAAATCTACAGCTATTTGATAAGGCTAGACAACTAGCAGATGAGTCTACAGGACTTCCATCATTCTCTCATGGTCAGACAGGTATATCTGGTGTGGGAAGAACTGCTAGTGGTATCAGCATGTTGATGAATGCTGCTAGCGGTAATATCAAAACAGTCATTAAGAATGTGGATGATTATTTGCTTGCTCCTTTGGGTGAGGCTTTCTTCAACTTCAATATGCAGTTCGATTATGACCCCGAGATTAAGGGAGACTTGGAAGTAACAGCTAAGGGGACAGAAAGCTTGATGGCTAACGAAGTTAGAAGCCAGCGCTTGATGCAGTTCTTGCAGATAGCTAGCCAGCCTTCACTTGCTCCATTTGCTAAATTCCCTTACATCATTCGTGAAATTGCAAAGAGCATGGACTTAGACCCTGACAGAGTTACCAATAACATGGACGAAGCTATGAAGCAAGCATTCTTAGCTCAGCAGAACGCACCTCCTGCGCCTCCTGCTGCACCAGCCGGTGCTGCTCCACCACAAGGCGTAGCTGGCCCTCCTAGCGTGGCAGACATGAGTGGTGGTGGCGGTGGCAACATTGGTGTTGGCGCTGCTCCTGCCCCACAAGAACAGGGATTTAGCGGTAATGTCTGATAAGTCTTATTTACCCAAGTTAAAAGGACTGGTTGCAAATAACAATCAATGGGATGGCTTTTGTGAAATGCTTCAATTCAATATTGAACAGCAACAACGAAGGCTTGAACAAGCAACTGAATTGCGGGAAATATATCAAGCTCAGGGAGCTATAACTATGCTACGTCAAATGAAATATCTCAAGGAAGAAATAAATGCTCACAAATAATCTGTTAGCTACTGGTGGAATGAAACAACAAGGTGGAACAGTAGACCCTGTTAGTGGTAACACTGTACCTGTAGGCGCTCTAAAGAATGAAGTTAGAGACGATGTACCAGCACAGCTTAGTGATGGTGAGTTTGTTTTTCCTGCGGATGTAACACGTTACATCGGTCTGGATAAGCTTATGCAGATTCGGGACGCAGCTAAGCAAGGACTACAGAAAATGGACAGCATGGGGCAGATGGGAAATTCTGAGGAAGTTGCTGGAGATGGTAACAGCGAAGATCAATTCTCTTCTCACATTGATGACATTATTGCCACTGTTGA